GAATGATCCTTATATTTTGTTTAAAAAAGAATCAGACTACGCAAAGGCTAAACAAACAATAATTTCCTCAGCTTCTGACGTGTTAAAAAACTCTTTTGTTGAAGATATACGTGAATATGGAAACAAGAGCAGAAACGCTATAGCTCAGATATTAAAATCTGACCAGTCTGTAATCAGAAATATTATGGAGAAGGTGCTTACACCTTACACAAATCTTTCTGACAAGGAGTTTGTCACTGTAGCTAGAAAAGCTGTAAGTGATTTCTTTGACTGGGTGATGCAGAACAACTCAGATGTTCCAAAGGTGAACTTCTTAAAAAGACTCATGTTGGATGAGAACAGTGGGGTGAAGATGATAAAAGACTTCAAGGATGAGATAGCTAGAGACAAAAATCATGCTATGTACAATAACATGATTATTGGTAAGAAGGGTATTTTGAACGCTGAGATATCTGACAGACTAGGTGCCACTCCTGATAACCTGATGTTAACTAACAAGGATAACAAGGTGTACGACCAAAACCTTATAATTGAAGGGTTTAGAGAACTTAGAGAATACCTGAAAGCTTCTGGAAGATATGATGTCTACCAGAATATTGTAGGAGTTTCTCTTCTTCAATCTGGACTTTCTACATCTAAAATATCCTTCACAAGCCTTCTTCCATATGAAGATTTTGTAAAACAATACAATGATACATTATCTATAATGGAAAATCTTGGTAAGGTGAGACTTATGGATTTCTATGATTTGAATGTGTTCGAAAGAAACAACTGGTCAGATGATGATATTGTTCCTCATGAGTCTGCTCGTCCTCCAAAAACAAATGCGTTTGGGAAAACCGTCTACAACAACAACATGAAGTTTGACAAGGGGTCTACAAAGAAAGTAGATGAGGCAATAAATCAAGGTAAAATACCAAGTTTGTTAAAATTAAACGCTCGTTCTAGAGCAGCTAATTCTGAATTTGTTGTATATTCGTGGGAGGTTATGGATGCTAGTATTCTTACAGATGAGGAGCTTAAAGCAGGAATGAGTGTTGCTGCAAAGAAACGTCAAATGAGATCTGAAGGAGATTTCTCTTTCATAAAGAAAGGACTTTTCAAAAAGGTTTATTATCCAATAGATGAAACTCCTGTCACAACATCTTACACACAAGGTGGTAAGATAGTTACTCAGTTTGTATACAAAATGATCAATGCATGGGGAGATAGCTTTAGAGCAAAAGAGCTTTATTCTCTGGCTGTTCCTTCAAAGATTGATAACGGGTTTGTTAAAGTGGAGGAAAAGGAATATAAGGATCAATACATATTTAATGGTATAAGGTATGCAACCAATAAGAGGTCTTCCTCTGAGAAGAGTGATGATGTGGTGGCTTCTTATTTCCCAAGAGGTGTTGTTAAACAAGCTCCAGCTGCTGCTCCTGTAGCTCCTGCACAACCATCCACTAGTGTTGAAGGTGCAGAAGTTGTAAGTTTTGACACATTAACAGAATTCACTCCTGAAAGAAAGCAAGAAATAATCACTAATTTTGCCTCTAAGCACAAGATGACAGAAGAGCAAGCTAAGAGCTACATCAATGAGGCTCTTCAAAAAGATGCTCAAACCACAATCAACAAACTTAAAGAATGTTATTAATATGGCATGTATAAATCCAAATAGCCCAGAATTCAAAGCTGCTCTTGAGAGAACGGGTGGTAATCCATTATTGGCTGAAATAAATGTAGATGGTGTAAACTACACGTTAAAAGCCACTAGTTTATTAGAATCTCCTAAGGCTGATCAGTTTTTTGCTTCTGTTGCTAAAAATAAAATCTCTGGTGATGCTTTCTGGAAGAAGATGCAAGCTGATCTTGCTATTCCTAAAGAACAACTTGAACTTCTCAAATCATTTAATACAACAGATCGTAATGAATTGATTGCTAGTATATTAGCTAATTACAGCTTTACTATTGAGATTAATATTGCTAAAGATAAAAGAAAACCAGACCATCCTTTGGCTAAAGAATCAAAACAGTTTTTTGCAGAACAAAGTTCTTTTGGGTGGTGGAATGTTGTAGATAAAGATGATAATATTTACAGAAGAGAAATTAAAACAAAGGAAGCTGCTGAAAAATATGCAAAAGAGTTAAATGAACAAGGTATTCCAAATACTCAATATTACTCTAACCTAACAGTTCCAGGAGGAACCAATTATACAGAGAATGAAATAGCTACACCAGCCATCACTCCTAATATTAAAGGTCATGCTCAGTTTGCTACAGATCAAGGTATAGGATGGTTTAGAAGTGATGATAAAGTTTCTGAAAAAAAGAAAGAGTATTCTGATAAATTAAAAGAGGCTTACTACTCAGATGAAATGAGTATGGAAGGTTTAGATGAATTAGAAAAACAAGCAGAAACTCCTACTAAAACTCGTAGAATACTAGAACTACAATCTGATTTGTTTCAGAAGGGTAGGGATAAAGAGTCACTTACTGGAAACTTTAGTGAATTTAGTAAAAACCCTAGAATATTTACTATAGATGGTAGAATTTATAATGGCTCTGGTAAAATTCCATTTAAAAGTATACTTAATGAAAGGGGTTTAACTGTAGGGAAGCAAGATATTACAGAAGAAGAATTTATTGAAGCTAAAAAAAAGCATGATGAAATAGCTTTTATGGTAAAAAAGAGGGAAGCTATGATTTGGGGTAAAAGTAATCAATTCCTCCAACTTCTAAACAAATCTAACAACTGGGTGACATTCTTTGTTAAATCTATTATCCAAGATTCTGCTAAAAAAGGTTATGAAAAAGTAGTATTTCCAAAACTTGATACTATTATACAAATAGAAAGCGTGGGTAGATTTAAAACTTATAGTGAAGCTGAAAAAGCTTTAAAAGATGATAGATGGGAAGAAATTGACAAAGAATATCGTCAAGTATTACAAGAACAACAAGAAGAATATGATAAAAATCCTACTGAAAAGTTAAAAAAGTTAATTGTTGAAAGTAAAGAAAGAATATCTTCACATCAACCTTCTCTTTTAAATACTGCGAAATTTTATGAAAATGATATAACTAATATTCTTAAAAAACAAGGATACAATCCTAAACAAGTTACAGATGAATATGGAAATACATGGAATGAAATAACTATCTCCAAAGAAAGAGATCAACAGGCTGTATTGTTACAGACAGAAGGAATGCCTATGTCTACAGCTTCTAAAGAAACCTTAAACAAGGTGAAGGAAGCTGCTAAGAAGATGGGGATTAGCATCCAGGATCTTGCAGATTATGCAAAATCCAATCCTTCTGTAGACACAAAGTCTGTAAATGGTGTGGCTGATTTAGTTAAAGGGGTGATTGCTATTGCTACAGGAAAAGAAGATGTTGCTCTTACAGAAGAAATGGTGCATTTGGCTACAGCCATTCTTGAGCAAACCAATCCCAAACTTGTCACAGAGATGATAAGTAAGATTGATAAATTCAAAATCTACAAACAAACTCTAGAAGCGTATAAGGGAAGAAAAGAATACCAACTTCCTAATGGTAAACCAGACATTCGTAAAATAAAAAAAGAAGCTGTAGATAAGCTTATTGCAGAAGTGATTATCAACAAGAATGAGGGATCTACAGATTTCCCAGAACTCACACAGGAAGAGAATCAGTCTTGGGTGAAGAGAGCATGGAATGCTGTTTTGGGTGCTATAAGACAAACATACAAAGCAGCTAACATTTCTATATTTGAAGAGGTGGCTGAAAAGATTATGCAAGGAGATGTGGGTGGAACAGTTAAAATGATTAAGGGAGATGGTGTATTCTTGCAAACTGTTTCAAATATACAACAGGAAGTGTTAAACAAACTAGATAACACAAAAAACAGTATAGAAAAAGTTGTAGATGATAAGCCTGTAGATCCTGTACTATCTGATTCTGAAGAAGCAACCAATTATTATAGAATAAAGAATGCTGCTGGAACATGGGATGTTATTGCTAAAAGGGTGACAGACAGAGTGAAAGCATGGTATAGAGGTATATTTGGAAAGAAAGAGTTTACAGAACAAGAGAAAGCATTTAACGAATTAAAGAGAAAGTTTGGTGTAGCAGGACATGCTGATTTGGAAGAAATACATGGAAGATATTATAATGAAGATGGTACAAGGAAAGAGAAGCCAGACGATCCTCCAACAAAGTTCAAACTAGAGTCTAAGGATATGTATGACACGTTAGAGAACTATTATGTTGAACTAATTGACACTTTTCCTAAAGACACACTAATTCTCTCAGAAAGAATTATATATGACAGCAAAGAAAAAGAAGCTGGTACAATTGACTTTCTTGCAATAGAACCTTCTGGTAAAGCTCATATTCTTGACTGGAAGTTTATGACAAACCAGGGAGAGGATGTTGCTTGGTATAAACAAGGAGCATATGATGTTCAGCTCAGAAGATATAAGGAAATCCTTAGAGATAACTATGGAATAAAAGAGTTTGGTAAAATAAGGGCTATTCCTATTCTTCTTGATATTAAGCAGAAAGATCCAAAAGCTCCTAATTCAGAAAAGTATTTAAGTGGTATAGCAATAGGATCTGTAAACCCTGAGAAAATTGAAGACCTTAGACTTCTTCCTGTTTCAGAGAAAACAGAATCTACAGGTAATAATGTGTTGGACAAGGTGTTGAAAGATCTGGAAGCAGTGCTTTCAAAACTGTCTGATGAAAAAGTGACAAGTGAAGAAGAACGTTTGTTGAAAAGACAAGAACTTTCTATTCTTCAAAAAGCCATTCGTTTAGCTAGAGGTAAGACAGACTTAGTTCCTTTAATTGATATCATTGAAACAATACAACAAAGAGGTAACAGAATAGTAAATGATTACAACGCTATTTACAAAGATAAACCTGCTACATCTGTAGATGTAGACAACACCACTCTTTCAGATTTCTCAGAAGAAATGCTTGATTATATAGAAATTTCTGATGTGTTTGTTAATATTGATAGACAACTTGAAGATCTTATATATAGCCCAGAATGGAGAAAAGATGCTAAAACAAAAGAAGAACAAGAACTTCTTGATTACAGAGAGGAGACATTAAACAGATTAAGATTTCAAACATCATCTATATACAAAAGTAATCTAGCAATTAAGGCAGCAAGACTTGATTTTGCAGATAAACACATTGGTCAAAGAAATCTTACAGCAGGACTCACCAAAGCTGGAAAGGTGATTAAGGGATTCTTTAGTAGATTTAGAGGTATATCTGAACTTCAAAACGCAGCTCTTAATCTTCTCTTCAAACTTACAACCAGAGCAAAAGGACTGGCAAACGCTGAGTCTTTTGAGGAGGTGAAAAAGTTAATGGACATAAGAGAAAGACTTGCTAAAAGAGGTGGTAATCTTAGAAATCTTGTAAAAACCATATATCAAAAAGATGAAAAAGGTGGATTTGTAAACAAGCTTGTTTATAAATACAGTAAAGAGTTTTATGACAAGATAGATGCAATGGCTGAAGAAGGGGGTAACAAACAGTGGCTAAGAGACAATATTGATATGGAGAAGTACAAGAAGGATGCTGATGAAGTGATGAATCAAAGGATAAAAAGAATTGAGAACAATCACCCTAATGATCCAGATTTAAGAGAAAAGCTCATCAAAGAAGAAAAACGTAGATGGGATATTGAAAGATCAGATTTTAACGGATGGTCTACAGGAAACTATATTTTAAAAAGATATCCTCTTGACAAATGGTTCTCAAAAGACTATTTAGCTGTTAAAGCTGATCCTGAACTATTAGAGCTCTATGATTTTATTACAAAGATTAATGAGAAAGCTCATGAAATAGGGTATGTTAGCAACATGGTGTACAGAACATTCTTACCGTTTGTTAGAAAAGGAATGGCTGAAGAACTTGCTTGGGATGGAACATTGTCTATAATGAAGAACTTTCAAGATAGTTTAACAATGCATCCAGATGATGTTGGATATGGTAAGTATAATACACTAACTGGTGAACTTGAACATTCTATTCCAAAATATTACACACATGATTTTAGTAAGAAAGAAAATGGAGTGAATGATTATTCAGAAGTGAGTGAGGATTTATTTAAGAACATGATATTGTATTTACAACATGTAAATAAGTATAAATACCTATCTGAGGTGGAAGGTCAGGTGAAGATAATTAAAGATATAGAAGAATTTAAAGGACACCTTAGAACAAATAAGATTGGGAATGTTGTTAGAGATGCAGCAGGTGATCCTATTGAAGAGGCTGGGAACAAGGAGAATGCAGCTCTTTTTGATGCATTCATGAGAACTCTTTTATACGATCAAAAGTATTCTCTGTCTGATGAAGATGCAGCATTCAACATTGGAAAACCTGTAAATGAATTAAAAAAGCTTATAAATAAAATTGCAGGAAAAGAAGTTTTAACTCCTAATGACAATCCTGCATCAATGATTAAAACAATTGATGCTGCAAACAGAGCATTCCAGCTTAAAACTCTTGGTTTTGAATTCATATCAGGTGCTGTAAACTGGTTTGGTGGTAACATCCAAGCCCTTACACAAGCAGGACATTATTTCAAAGGATCAGAATTCACTAAAAATGAAGCATTTTTATTGTCTCAAACTATTTCCAGCAATGAAGAGAAAAAAATGTTTCGTGAACTAGTGGATGTGTTTATGCCTATGAAAGATGATCCTTCCTACGAAATGATGAAGAAAGCAGGGATGATTGTTGGTACAAGAAGAAGCTTTAGTGATGATCTTATGGTGTTCATGAGAATGCCTGAACAACTGATAGAAAAAACAATATTCCTTTCTCTCTTGGATAATATGATGGTAGAGAATGGAAAGATTATCCCTATTAGAGAGTTTGTGAAAAGCAAATATAAAAATAGAGGGGATTCAGCAGCTGCATTTAGAGAAGCAAATGAGAAGATAGAAAGAGAAGTGGAGGAGTTAAAGAAAACCAGATCCATATCTAAAACAAAGAAAATGGAAAATGGGAAGTTAGTTATTCCAGGATTGGATTTGAATAATAAAGAAGAAATCTTGCGTTTGACAAGTTTAACTAGACGTATTGCTAGAAATGCAACAGGAGGTATTTCTGATGGAGACATTAACCAGATGCAAATGAACGTTTGGACAAAGAGTATGATGGTTTTTAAAAACTGGATTCCTAAACTTACAGAAACTCGTTTTGGTGAATTTAGAAAGGTGAGTGATGACTTTTCTGTAACAATTAACGCAGATGGTAAGGTTGAAGGTCAGAAATATGATATAGGTAGACTTAGACTTCTTGGATATGTATTAAATTCAATTCTTCTTCCCAAGATAGGTAGGTTAAGTAACATGTTGGTTTTGAATGATAAAGGAATGGAGGCTTACAGAGAAATGTATGAGGTTTATAAAACCAAATATGAACAAGAAACAGGGGAAGTGATGGATATGGAATTTGCTGATTTTGTTGATATGACAAGAAGAAACCTTCAAAATCAGGTGAGAGAAATTGCTATTCTCATGTCTCTCATAGGGGCAGGATTTGCCATGGGCTTTATGGGACCAGATGATGATGCTGACAAGGCTGCAAAGAACCGTTTTAGGTTTTATATTTCCTGCTGTTGGACTTATAAAAGATATAGGTAAATTCTTTACAGCAATGTGGTTAGAAACCACAGGATTAGATTTGTCAGACCCTACAAAGTCTTATGATGAGGTGGTAGAAAAGGCCCACCCCATAAAATATGCAATGAAGATATTTCCGTTTACAAAATCTCTTGTCACCTACTTATCTATATTTGATTCTGACTTTGCTAAAGAACACGATGTTACCATCCAAAAGGAAAGTAATAGAAGGTAACGCTATATTATGTCAGATATTTTGTCTTAAGACATTGATCATAACCTTAAACTAATTAATTTTACAATTATGAGAACAGCTGCAATTTGCCCTACATGTGCTACATACACAAATGCTGTATGTGTGCTTTACGATGGTCCCTATTTATCAAATTTGGACATTGCCCCTTTAACAGACCTAGAGGAAGTTATTGGAATCATTGATGCTAAGGTTGCTACCCTTGAACCACTTCTTGGATTCACTCCTGAGAATGTGGCTAATAAGTCCACAAACACTTCTTTAGGAACATCAGACACCCTCTATCCTACACAAAATGCTGTTAAAACTTATGTTGACAGTACTATGTCTGTTAAACAGGTGAAGGTGTCTCTATCTTCAGCTCAAATACTAACACTTGGTAGTGTTCCTGTAACATTAGTTCCTGCCCAAGGAGCTGGTAAGGTGATTATTCCTGTTTCAGTGGTGATGAATTATAACTTTGTCACATCTGCATATAGCACAGTGACAGATTTGCTTATAACTAGTCCGTCCAGTCCCACCTCTATTACAAGAAATGGTGTTCTTGCATTTGTTTCGGATGCTTGTACATTCGATGCTCCTATAAACAGTGGAGCTTCTAATGCTCTCACAGGGAATGAAGCATTGATAATAACTACCACTGGTGGAGATCCTGTAGGTGGGGATAGTACATTAGATGTATATGTAACTTATGTAGTTATAACAATATAAGTTATGAAAAAGGTTTTTCTAACTTTTTTTATTTTATTCTTTATTACATGTTCTAAACATGACACATTTCATATTTATAAAAAAGACATACAAATCTGTGATTTTTTAAACGGAAACTATAATGTCATAGGTAGAATGTCTTCTAAAGAGCAAGAAGAAGCACTTAGAAGAAAAGCTCGTGATACTGATAGAGACGGAATTTTTGATACACAAGATAATTGCTCTGTAACATTTAATCCAGATCAATTAGACTCTGATAAAGATGGAATAGGAGATGCTTGTGATGCTACACCTTTTCCTCCTCCTCCTGCATTTGGACCATGGGTTATATTTTTAGATTTTGATGGTCACACGGTTAATACGCCTTATTGGAATGGTGGTGTAGCATTTTATGCAACACCTTCTGGTCTTAGTTCAACAGAAATTAATAATATTGTAGATTCTGTTAGAGAAGACTATAAGCAGTTTGCTCCAATAGCCATCACTACAGATTCAACTGTTTACAATGCTGCTTCTTTAGTGAGAAGGCAGAGGGTTATAATTACAGAATTTAATGAATGGTATGGAAGTGTAGGTGGTATAGCTTATGTTGAATCTATAACATGGGGATTAGAGGTTCCTTGTTTTGTATTTAGCAAGGCTCTTGCCTATAAACAAAAACCTATTGCTGAAGCTATTTCTCATGAATCAGGACACACTTTAGGGTTATACCATCAAATAAGATGTGATGGAACAACCTTCATATCTGAATATAATCCTGGATTTGGAACAGGATCTACATCAAGAGCCCCTATTATGGGTAGTTCTAATGCAAGAATAGGGTATTGGTGGATTGGACCTAACTCATTTGGGTGTTCAAATATTCAAAATGACAGTTTGATAATTAGACAAAAGGTGGGGTTTTAAAATACAACAATATGATACCAGTAGATAAAGCAATGCATTTTACAGTAGGATTTGGATTATCGCTGTTCATATCAATGATATCAGCAGGTTTTCACCTGTTCACACAACCAACATTAGGATTTATTTGTTTGGGAACTGCTACAGTAGCTGGTCTCCTTAAGGAATGTTTTGATAAATTTTACCAAAAAGAAAAGTTTGATTGGATTGATGCTGGTGTAACAGCATTAGGAGGATCATTATTTTTCTTTGCTTAATATAATAACATGAATGTTGCTTGTTCTGCTGAACCGTGTCCTGTTATACTAAACAGCACCTGTGTATTCTACCAGGGTGGCAATCTTGTGTATACAGGTATTAATACAAACGACAGCATTCAAACAGCTCTACAGAAGATTGATGCTAAGTTTCAGGATGCTGGACTTGGATATATTTTCCAGAATGGAATTATACAATCCACTCCTGGTGGTGCAGTTAAACTTGGAGGGTCTCTTACAGAAAACACTATTATAACTAGTGGTGGATTTACATTCAAGCTCTCAGGAACCATTGAGTCTCAAGCATTTATAACCACTGGAGGTACAATCTCTCAGTTTGTTAAAGGGGATGGTTCTTTAGACAGTACATCATATCAACCTTCAGGAAACTACATTACAGCTCTTACGGGAGATGGAACAGCTAGTGGTCCTGGTTCAGCTTTGTTTACATTAGCTAATACAGGGGTGATAGCTAATACATACGGGAATGCTTCCACTGTTCCTAGTATTACAGTGGATAGTAAGGGTAGAATTACAGGTGTGGTGAACACAGCAATCAGCTATCCTGCACAACTTCTGTTGTTCTCAGGAGATGTTACAGGAGCTGGGATGACAGGAGGTAACATCACCCTCACCCTTAACACTGTAAACTCTGGTGTATTTCCATCCATCACTCCTCTTAAGTTTTCTGTAAATAATAAAGGTCTTGTAACAGGGGCTGCTCCTCTAACAAACCTTGACATATTTGCTCTAATAGGATATACACCTGTTCCTCAGACACGCACACTAACAATCAATGGTGTAACGTATGATTTGAGTGCTAACAGAAGCTGGACAGTGAGTGGGCTTCCTTCTCAAACAGGAAATGCTGGAAAGAATTCACCTGTTACATCTAGTGGAACTCTCACTGTTACAGGGGCTGGAACAGCTTCTCAATATATAAGAGGTGATGGTCAGCTTGCAACACTTCCTTCTTCTCCAAGTGGTGGAGGATCTAGTATAAGTTATTATTTAAACGGTAGTATTCCTTCTTCTGTTATTGGATATGAGCAATTAAGTAGAAACCCTGTAATAGGAGGAGGAACAAACTATTCCACTTCTACAGATGGACTTATAGCTCAGTTTTTAACAGATGCTGGTGATCCTAGTCTAATTAACATTCCTGGTGGAAACTGGTTAATAGATTTCTATTTTAGTGCTAGTTCTGCAGGAGGATCTCCTAGTTTTTATGTAGAGTTGTATAAATATGATGGGGCTGTATTTACACTTATTGCTTCCAATTCAACATCTCCAGAAGTTATTACAAATGGTACATCTTTAGATTTATATACAACATCTATTGCTGTTCCTACAACAACTCTTGCATTAACAGACAGACTTGCTATAAGAGTGTATGTTGCATGTGATACAAGAACTATTACATTATATACAGAAGGTGTTAATCTTTCTCAAATATTAACAACTTTCTCTACAGGACTAAGTGCGTTAAATGGCTTAATAGCCCAAGTGCAATTCCTTGCTACAGGAACAACAGGAACAGATTTTAACATATCCAGTGTTACAAACACACATACATTTAACCTTCCTGTAGCTTCTGCAACAAACACAGGAAAGCTAAGCTCTACAGATTGGAATACGTTTAACGACAAACCCACAACATTCTATCAGAACACACAACCAACAGGAACAGGAACATCAGCTATTGTTCTTGAGAGCTTCTGGACACACTCTGATACAGGATTACAATATACGTATATTTACGATGGTAACACCTATCAATGGGTGCAAGCAACCCTCCCTTTAGGTCCTCAAGGTCCTCAAGGAGCAAGTGGTACAAACACAATAAACAGCTTAACAGCTACAACATTCAATGGTCTCCTCAAGGGCAATGGTGCTACAATAAGTGCTACAACAGTGCTTACAGAGATTGGGTATACACCAGAGAATGTTGCTAACAAAGAGAATGCAACTTTAGATACATCTTCCACTAAATATCCTACAAACAATCTTGTAAAGACAAGTCTGGATAACTTTGCGGATGATGTTGACTATGCGATAATGACAAATCAAAGAATACTATTTAATTTTTAATATATGAGTTTACCAGCAGGAAGTTTAGTTAGAGTTGCCAACCAGCCAAGTGGTGGTATAGGTGTGCTTACAGGTACAACGATTGGTACATTGGGAAGCAATACAAATGGTACTACTATTGAGGCAGCAGGAACATTTGGTACAAGGATTATATCTCTTACAGCCACAACGAACGATACTGTGACTGTTAACGTGTTTATTTACATTTTAAGAGGTGGTTCTACTGTGATTCCTTTAGGACTTGTTAACGTACCTGTTTCAAGTGGTAACACTAACCTTGCTAGGTTTGCTGTGGATTTTCTAAATGGCACAAACATTCCAGGTCTTCCTTTAGACAATACAGGAAGGCAGTATATTCCACTTTTAGGTGGTGATGTACTTAGGGCAACAACTTTGGCAAACCTTTCAGGAGGTGCTTCCTGCTTTATTCAGGCTTCAGGATTAGATTACTTAGCTCCTTAATTGATACAGTATGAATGGTGTAGCAAATGGTGTTTATGGTGGTGACTTACCTAATCAAATTAACACTCCGTGGATAGACTTCTCGGAGCAATCTAGTATTGTTGGGTGGAGTGTTTACACTACAAAAAGAATAAGGTATAAAGTAGTTGGTAATATAGTTTATATAATGTATGCCATTGAAGGGACTTCAAATAGCACATCAACTTCTTTTACTTTGCCTATAATATCAAAAAATGCGTCTATTGTTTTTATGACATACGGTAATGATAATGGAGCAGGTCAAGTTGCACTTGGTTCAAGTAGTGGTTCTGTAAATAGCATTACATTTCAAAGATACACAACAATAAGTGCGCTAACAACAACATGGACAGCATCAGGAACAAAACAAATAGTAGGACAATTCTTCTACGAAATATAAAATTATGACATACAATTTTGACTTTAACATTGAAAAGGATGGCAGCCCTTACCTAACAAGCGACAAGGCAGCTAAATACATCAGCGATATTCTATACAATAGAGTGTCTTCTGACAAGCCTCTTTTAGAATCAAGGGTAGCTGAAGAGCTTTCTGATACATCAGAAACAACTTTGTCTGAAGATGAAAGAGTGTACATCCTTAACATCCTTCTCTCTTTAGGAATAGACAACTATGCTAAGGGTAAACTTGTACATCCGCTTGTACAGGATGTGGTGGATGGTGTTCCTGTAAGAGTTACAAGGTGGCAGTTAAGAGCGCAGCTTGCTATTCAGAACCTTGAGGCAAATGTAACAGCAGCTATCAATGCACTTCCTGACAGCACACAAGCTGAGCAGGAGTTTAAGATTAAGGCTCAATATGCTTGGGATTATTCTAACAACATCGAAAGAAATAATCCAACAGTGGCTATGATACAAGCTGTATTAAGCCTAACTAACCAAGAGGTGGATGACATATTTGTTAACGCTTATTCAATAGACATTTAATGGCATTAGACTTTCCGTCCTCACCAGTCCTTAATCAGGTTTACACTTCAGGAGGTACATCTTGGAAGTGGAATGGTTATGCTTGGGATGCTTTCAATCCTTACAATACAATAAGGAGGTTTGCTCAAAGTGGCTCATTCCTTTATTGTGGAACAGCATTAACAGGGAGTAGTGAAAGTGCAACTGTATGGACTATTATAAGACTTACAATAGCAGCAGATGGGAGTGTTAGTGCAACAGCAACAGCACAGCCTGCTGGTGGAACTGATTGGATAAATTACTTAACTCACGTTTATAGTTAGATATGGCAACTCGCTGGGCAATTTCTTCAGGAGCATTTAGTAGTACTTCCACATGGAATGACGGAACTTTGCTTGGTATTCCTACAACTGGAGATGATGTTTACACAAACAGCTTCACAGTTGCTATGGATACGAATGCTACTGTAAATAGTTTGAATAATACTGCAAGGGCAAGGGATATTGCTACACCACAGATGACTGCTAATAATGCTCCAAGTCCATTTGTTGCGGCTGCGAGTAGTCAATTTGCTGTTGGACAAGAAGCGTATAGAGCATTTGATAGAAGTTATGCTCAATCTTCTAACTATTGGACAGGAAATGCTGTACCTGCTTGGCTATCTTTTGACTTTGGTAGTTCTATAATAATAGACGGATATACAATATTTGGTGCTTCAAATAGTGCTGATAATCCACGTAACTGGACATTTGAAGGAAGTAGCAACAATGTATCTTGGAATATTTTACATACTGTAACATCAGCAACAGCTATACCAAATAACGGTACATATTCAATATCATCAATAGGAAATCCAACCGCATATAGATATTATAGAGTAAATATTAGTGCAACTGGAGGTACTTCAACACCAAGAATAAATGAACTCGAACTCTACCAACCAGGCACAGCAGCTTTAGCATCAGGAGGCTCATTCAATTTCAACACAGCAGGTGTTACTGTTAGTGCTACGAGTACATCAGCAGCATTAAGTGCAGGTGCTGCAAACCTTATTACTGTCACTGCTACAACAGGTACAGTTACATTGAGTTTGGGGAGTGCTGTGACAGGATTAAATGCTACTTCTTCTCAAATATTTAACTACACAGGAAACTGTAATTTCACTTTAAATGGAGTTAGGTTTAATGGTGGAATTAGTGCTAATGTTGCTACTTGTATAAATAAATCATCTACAGGAACAATAACAGTTACAGGAGATTTGGTCGCAAACACTAGTCCAAATGGTCATGCTTTACTTTCAACAGCAGGAAATACAGTTGTTATAGGAAGCGTATTTGCTTCATCTGTAGCTTCAGGCATATCCCAAACAGCAGGAAACGTAACAGTAACAGGAAATGTAACAGGTGGTACAGGCTCAAACGTTCATGGCATATCCCTAACAGGAGCAGCATCACAATTCACTATTAATGGTGATGTGAGAGGTGGTAGTGGTGCAACCGCTCATGGTATTAACTTTGGTGGTACATTAGGAACTGTTAATGGTAATGTTACAGGAGGAGGTGGTACTGGTGCTAATGGAGTTTTCACATCAACAGGTGGAGTAAATGTAACAGGAAATGTAATAGGAAATATTGGAGCTGGATTAATAATATCAGCAAACAGCACTATTATAGGCAATGTTTTTGGTAATGGTGGTGCTGGCATAGCTAATACAATTACAGCACAAAACTCCTATACAGTTACAGTAACAGGTGATGTATATGCTTCTACAACACAAGCAGGAATACAATTAACAGGCACAGGAACACAAGTGGTGAACCTTACAGGTAATATGTACAACACACTCGGAAGGATGGCTATCTGGTGTCCTAACGTTTTCATCTCTAATACAGCAACAACTCTGTGGAGAATGGACACAGGAGGTGGTCAGACAAAAACTCTATATTCAGCAGATTCTACCCCTAACCTTCCTGCTACAACAAACGTAAGAAACGGTGTGACATTTGGTCCTGCTCTATCTTTGACAGGAACAATGGTTGTGCCTTCAGCATCAGATGTGAGGGAGAACGTACCTGTGGACAACACAGTAGGAACAGGAGAGCTGACAAGTGCTGACATCATAAGTGGTATTAACGCAAGCTCTGACAGCCTTGCTGTAAGACTGAAGAACACCCTGACAGATACAACAGCAGGAAATATTATCTCACAATATAATAACTCGTAATGGCAGATAAATGGCCTTTAGCAAATGGGAACTGGAGTAACGCAGCCAACTGGAACGGTGGAACAAAGCCTGTTGCAGGAGATGATGTTTATGCAGATGGTAGAACATTGAATGTGGATGAGAGTTTTGATGTAGCTACATTAAGAACAACACAGAGGAGTGGTGGTACGATAGGAGGTAGCTTTGTATTCAATACAGCAGGTGTTACAGGAACTGTTACTTCATCATCTCCATTAGTTCCAGGTGCTACAAATCTTATTCAGGTGACAGCAACAACAGGAACTGTTACGATTAGTTTGGGAGGGAATGTTACAACAACCTTTGCAAATTTAATTTTATACAGCGGAAATTGTAATTTGAATTTATCAGGAACAAATTTTAATGGTTCGACTACAGTATCAACATGTATAAATAAAACATCAGCTGGGTTAATAACAATTACAGGAAATGTAAATGGTGGAAATGGTGGAGCTGCTACGGGAGCTCAATCATTTGTTTCTACAAATGGCAATACTATAATAATAGGTAATGTTGTAGGAGGTATAGGTGGAGGTGGCTCTCATAGAGGAGTAAACCAATCAGCAGGAACACTTACTATTACAGGTAATGTTACAGGTGGTCAGTCAGTAGCAAACAATGAAGGAGTTTCGTTTTCAGGAACATCATTAACAGTTAATGGAACTATTTTAGGAGGAACAGCAGCTGAGGCAATAATTACATCTGCCCCTACAAACAACATTACAGGGAACGTAACAGGAGGAACTGTAGAAGCTATTTCTTCCACAACAGCAAACATAATAAACGTAACAGGAACTGTAACAGCATCTGCAACAGCAGAAGCAATAAGAATGACAAACACAAATGGTCAGGTTTATCTAAATGGCAATATGGTGAACAACAACGGTAAGATGGCTATTTACGCTCCTATAGTTTGGCTTGATGCAAACAACACAACACAGGCTGATTTTTTTACAAGTGGTGGTAGTCCAAGAACACTCTATTCAGAAGATACATTCCCTAATATGCCAGCAGAAGCAGATACAAGAAACAACATAGTTTATGGTCCTGGAAGTGGATTAATAGGCACTCTTAAAATGCCTGCTGCTGCTGATACAAGAAGTGGTGTGGTTTATGATAATGGAACTGTTGGAACAGCTTTATTCACTACATCCCTATTCCTAACAGAACTTTCCTCAAGCACTGTGCCTGTAGCTGTAAGGATGCAAAACCTTTGTACTCCTATGATACTTGGGGAGCTTATGGAAGCATTTAAAAAATAATATATGAGAGGATTTATTCTTTTATTAGTGGCTTTAATACTGTCAATAGTTATATTGCCTATAGGATTTACCTTTCAACTACTAGTGAGCTTATTTAGAGCTATAGATAGTTATCTCTTTAGGATAGCAAAATCTCTTGACCAACATGGAAACACCGTGTGTGAAGAACTGTTTAACCAGTTGTTAATCAAGAAGAAAGACATTCCTTTTGGTGATATGGATAGGACAATTAGCTTTGTTCTAGCCAAAAATAGAGGAAACCTCACCCTCTTAGGAAAAGCTTTAGCTTGGCTTTTAGAAGCTATAGATAAAGGGCATCTTGATAAGTCCACAGATTAAAATAAATTTGGATAATTCAAAATGTTATTTTACCTTTGGCAGGGCTTTCTATAAATTATAACTAAATAGCACATTTTCCCGTTTCGGAGGGGAGGGTGTGCTTTTTTAATTCGTTCCCTATGTAAACGTTAGCATTATGCAACACAATTTTGAAGAATCTGTACTAGAAGACATTAAGAACATGGATCAAAGACTAACTGAGTTGGAAGAAAAAATTGATGACATTAACACCAAACTCACCCAGGTGGTGGATGCTATTCTTGGAAATCCCCTTACAAAAACAGGAGGGTTTATTAATGACATTTCTGTTCTAAAAGACAAGATTGAACAGCTTGAGAAGAAGGTGGGTAGACAGGAAGACTTTAAAAAAAGAGTGTATTGGATAGTGGGAGGGGGAATAACGCTGCTTCTCATCATCCAATACATCACCACTATTTACGCAAACATTAAACATTAATGTTATGAAAGAGGCTATTAGAAATGTTTTAGGTGGGTGGATTACAACAATTATAGGTACAGCAACAATGGTGGTTACATTGTTTCTTGTATATAAAGGAACTTTTACGTTTGTCTGGGAAGGAATAGGAGGACTGGTTGCAGGGTGTGTACTTTTGCTTGCTCCTGAGACAATCGAAAAGAAAGTGAGTGATGCAATTTCTGTCATCCTCAAAAAAAACAATCAACAACAAGATATATGAACATTTTACAAGTGGATTTCCCTGTAAGTCAATACATTAGAGAGGAACATCCAAAGAAACAAGTTTATTTACATCACACTGCTGGTAACAACAGTGGTACAAATGTATTTAGATGGTGGGCATCCAACCCAGAAAGAGTGGCTACATGTGTAGCTATTGCTGGTCCAGGATCATCAGATGGAGATGGTAGGATTGTACAAGGGTTTAGTTCTAAGTTTTGGGGATTCCATCTTGGTGCTAAACGTTCTACATTTGATAGATTTGGACTTCCTTTCATAAATCTAGATAAACTATCAATTGGTATTGAGATTTGTAACTGGGGACACTTATCTTACACAAATGGTAAGTTTTACAACTATGTAGGAGGAGAAGTGCCTGAGAATCAGGTGACTAAACTCGATGTTCCATACAAAGGATATACATACTTCCACAGCTATTCTGACGCACAGATTGCTAGTGTAAAAGAACTTTTGCTTCTTTGGAAAGATAGATATGGTATTCCTTTGACATACAAAGAGGATATTTGGAACTTGAACGCTAGAGCTCTTAAAGGAGAGCCTGGGGTGTATACACACAATTCTGTTAGAGCTGATAAAACAGACATCTATCCTCACCCAAAAATGATACAAATGCTAAAATCTCTGTAATGAGATTTATATTTCTTATATGGTTAATTTTAATAAATCTTTCTTCTCTTGGACAGAATAATGGACAATTTGCTCAGAATGATGTAATAAGTGTCTTTTATTTAGGATTTGAGAACAACACATATTTATTTAAAATTACAAATAAGCTAGATTGTAGAATAGATATTAGGTATAGATTTGAACAAACTCCAAGTGTAGACACAAGTGTTTTAGATTCTATATACATATCTATTCCACATCAACCTCTACCCTCTATAAAGTTCACAGTGAAGCCTTTTCCTCAATCAGTTTGTATATTAGGAGGCTCACAAATAGACATGGGATTGTTAGAAATAAATACATCATTTGGTGTATTAAACATCTCTCCTAACAATTTCATAACTAATCCAAGAAATACAAGTGCAACATCTGTACAAATTGTAGGAGGAGTTCTTAAGATGGATGTGGGAAATAGAACAATTTTACAAACCACTATTATATATAATGTAAACGGTGAGGTGTTGTTTAGGAAAAAATATCTGGTGAATAAGACCATTAACATACCTATAAATACGTATTTTAGCTCAGGACTTAACCTTATAACAATACGTTTTGAAGACAGATTTAATGACATATTTGTATTAAAATATTATAAAAACCCTTAAACATGGCAAATTTAATTGACAAGGTGAAAATTAAAGCTGGACGCTTAATTAAAGTGTGGAACACAGAAAAGAAGAAGTTTTCCAATGCTAAACCCTGGTACATCTCTGTATGGGTGGAAGATGCTGATGGAAAGAATGAAAGGTGTCTTCTTTTTACAGATCAAGAAATACTAAGAGCAGAAATTAGAGCTTCCAAGAATGCAGAAGACCTTACATCAAAAGGATTTTTCACAAACATAACTGATTAAAAATGGCTAATAAGAAAGGATTTGTAAGATATGCTAATAACAAATTAGTGGCTGGATCATTAATTTTAGCAGATAAAGCCCCAAAGGTTGGGGTATGGAAAGAAGTAGCTTATGATTTATGTTGTGAGCAGTCTGTTTGTAGCAATGTTTATATACAATTAGAATTACAGTATACTACAGAAGAATGTGGTGGTGGAGAACTTGATTTTTATAAAATATATGCTTGTGATGGAAATCTTACAATCAAAACCACTGATGATCAACCTGTTCCAGATGGATATTATTATGGATCAGGTTTAGCTGGAATTGTAGAAAATAGCATCGTTGTTGCGTTTTCACCTCCTTGTTAATTGTTTTAAAACTAATAGAAAATGGCAAAAGTAAAATCAGCAGACGTTAAAAAAATCACTTTTGGTAAAAGAAAGAAAGGAAAGGCTCAAAAATCCAAAGGTCCTAAAGACAAATCTGTGTCCAAATATCAAGGACAAGGAAGGTGATAACCAAATAACCCTGTATGGAAGGAGATCATGTTAAAAAGAACAAGAAAAAGAGTTTTAAAAATAAAAGAGGCATCTATGATGTTAGGAATGTTCTTCCTTCCATTTGGATACGATGCACTGTTCAAGCTTGTAATGGACTTGAGTGGCTCATACTGGATAGCAGATATTACATTCTATTTAATTTCAGGGTGCTTTTGGTTGTTATATATCTTCTGTTCCAGATGGTTAAAGAATAACTGAATTGGTTATTCTATTTTTTATTGCTATTGTTAATACTACAACAATAGTATAAATTTGTATATTATGGCAATAATTCCCAAACAAATAGGCTGGTCTCAAGAGAGCAATCTCTTGTGGGAGCTATTAAAGAAAGTTGATAGACTTAATGGAATAGTTGCATCTGGTAATGAAAGTACAGCAATTACTTTTGCTCCTTCTACAGCACAAGATGCTTTTGGAAGACTTAGAGTGTCTCAACCTTTTACATTATTTGATTCTAGTCATAGATTTGATGATAATGATCTTTGGTCTACAGCTGTTAATGGAGGTACAGCTACATTTAATGCTAACCAAGGACTTGTAGATTTAACTGTTACAAACTCAGCTGGATTAGGAGATATTAATTATGTTATTAGAGAAACAATTAAAGTGTTTTCTTACCAACCTGGTAAGTCACTTCTCACTTTAAATACATTTGTTCTCAACCCTGCTCAAGTTGGTCTTACACAGAGAGTGGGATATTTTCGTGAAAATGGGATAGTGGGTGGTGGACTTATTACACAATCTAATGGTTTTTATTTACAATTAGCAGATAAAAGTTTTACAGGAGGTGCTGTAAATACACTTAGTTTTGTTAAAGCTAGCACTGTAACAGGAACACCTGTATATACAGAAGTTAACCAAGCAGATTGGAATGGTGATAAACTTGATGGAACAGGTCCTTCAGGACTCACTCTTGACATCACTAAAGCACAAATTCTTTGGATGGATATGGAGTGGTTAGGAGTGGGGTCTGTAAGAATGGGATTTGTTATCAATGGACAATTTATTCTTTGTCACACATTCAACCATGCTAACATCATAGCTTCTACATACATCACAACTGCTTCATTACCACTGCGTTATGATATAATCACTTCATCTGGTGCAGGTGGAACAGCTACATTAAAACAGATTTGTTCTACAGTGATATCAGAAGGTGGTTATGAGCTTAGAGGTAAACAACAGTCTATTGGTACATCCATCACTGCACCTAGAACATTTGCTGTAGCTGGTACATACTATCCCATTGTAGGCATAAGACTTAAGACTACAAGACTAGATGCTATTGTAATTGCAACAGCTATTTCTCTCATAGGACTTGGTAATGGTAAAAATTATGCTTGGAGAGTGGTGAATGGCAATGTATCAATTTCTGGAGGAAGTTGGTTAACTGCTGGTGCTGATTCTGCTGTAGATTATAATATTACAGGAACAAGTGCTACAGGAGGAAGAGTGTTAGCTAGTGGATATGTTAACTCCTCTAACCAAGGATCACCTAGTATAAACATCCTCAAAGAAGCCCTTTTTTCTAACCAGCTTGAAAGAGACGTTCTATAGACTGGGAAGAAATTAGTAGATGATAAAAAATTAATAAAATGTCAATTCCTGCAAAACAGATTGGTTGGAGCAATGAGAGCAATCTCTTATGGTATATATTGAAACAGCTCAATAAGCTAACATCTGTTATATTCAATTTAAAGCCTAAATACAATGTGTACACAGCCTTGTTAACACAGAGTGGTGGAGATGGCCCTTTAACAACTTTATCAGGTGCATTAACTGTTGGAGTTACTTATAAATTAGGAACAATACAAGGTAACGATGATTTTACAAATGTAGGAGCCCCTACAAATGAATTTGGTATTTCATTTGTTGCTACAGGAACAACACCAGCAAATTGGGAATCTGAGACAGAATTAGAATACAACACAGGAGCTCCAGTAGTAACAGTGTTAGAGAATACTATTGGGAATATTTGGTTTACTTATGATACTGTTGGTAAATATTATGCAAATTCAAATGGACTATTTACTGAAAATAAAACTTTAGCATTAGTGTATGAAAATAGTGCTGATGTTGAAGGAGCAATAGTTCAAATTCTTTCTAATAGAATAAGTAATAATCAAATTGCGATTGAAAATGGAGCAGACGGAAACTTATCTGATAATTTAATAATTAATCGTCCAATCGAAATCAGAGTGTATAATTAAATAATATAAAAATGTCAGTTCCAAATAAACAAATAGGATGGAGTCAAGAGGCTAATTTGCTTTGGGAAATAAGCAAACAGCTGGATAAGCTGATAGCAGCACTTGCATCCTAATAAAAGCTTAAAAACCAACAACTACATATATGAAGGATTTAAGGTTTATCTGTGTACAGCCAGATGACACATATTACACATGGCAGGTGCATGCATGGATTGAGAGTTTAAAAAACCTGGGATATTCAGATAGGGCTACAGTGATTGTTTTCACTCCAGGATTTAGACAGAAAAGTGATAAATGGGATAAAATTGTTGATCTCTATCCAGAAGCAGAGTTTGTTTTCTACAGAGATGATAGAAACGATGTAACTAACAAACTTAATTTTTATATTCCAATATTACGCCCTTGGTGTCTCACTAAATACTTTGCAGATCGTCCAGAGATGAAATATAAAGCTATCTTTTATTGCGATAGTGATGTGTTGTTTACAGACAAATTGGACATCGAAAAGTTCATAAATGATGATGTTTGCTATCTTTCTGATACAAACAGTTACATAAATGCTTCATATTTTGACAGTAAGATAAAAGATGTTCTTCCTGAGAAGCTAGAAGAATACAAGAAAATAGATGTTCTTAATCAAGCAGCTTCTATTGTAGGGATAGATAGAGAAATCTGTGAGAAGAACAATCTACATTCTGGAGGAGCACAATATCTTCTTAAGAACGTAGATGCAGCATTTTGGAGCAAGGTGTATAACGATTGTATGCTCATAAGAAGATACTTATTGACAATCAATAAGACATATTTTGAAAATGAGAACAAAGGATTCCAAAGCTGGTGTGCTGATATGTGGGCTGTTTTATGGAACCTTTGGTATAGAGGATATGAAACAAAGGTGGTGAAAGAGCTAGAATTTGCCTGGGCTTCAGACAGTATTGAGAAGCTAGACAAGGTGGCAATATTCCATAATGCAGGGATTGTGAGTGATACAGCTAATGGTTATCCAGCTTTCTACAAGGGTAAATATCACCAAGGAACTGATCCTTTCAAAGATCCTCATTTACAGACAGTGTTAAACAGTGAGGAAAGCAAAAAACATTGTACACATTTCTATTTAACAAAGCTCCTAGAGCTAAAAGAAAAATATAAATTAGAATATTAACATGGCACAGAAAAAAGCATTTGTACGTTACGCTCAAAATAAAGCGGTTCCTGGAAGCTTAATTGTTAGAACAAAAGCTCCTAAGGTGGGAACATGGAAAGAGGTTCCTTATGACATTTGTTGTGGAGGTGGAGGAAATTGTTGTAGTAATGAAACAACAGTAACATTATCATTTACTCCAGAAACGACTGATTTTTCAAATGGAGTTTTTTTGGAATTTAAATGTGACAACGTTACAGTTAGTTTTAATAGTACTAATTATAGTCCTAATCCTAATAATTTATTAGACTTAGTAGCTTATTTAAATAATACATATGGTAGTAATAATCCAATTCTTGTTACTTTAGTAGGACAATTTTCACTAGATGGAGATACGATAGTTTTAACAATGACAGAATGTAAAAAACAATCTATTTGTCCTATAGGAGAACTAACTTTTGTTGTTGGAACTTTTACTTAAACTTTAAAAACAATATAAAACAATGGCAACAAACAAACGTGATCTCAAAGCTTATGTAAACTAAAACAATTTATAATGAGGGATTATAACGGTATAGTTAATATCAATGAGCCTGAAAATGATTTTTCTCTTTACATAATGTACTCTTTTGATAAAAGTGATAATTGTATATACGTTGGAGTTACTAAAAATCCAAAACAAAGAGTAACTAAACACAACACTGATAGAAAAAGAAAAACTTGTTTACATAAACCATTGTATGTTTGGTTAAACAACACAATTGATAATTTGGGAAAAAAGGTTGCTTTTGAAATAATAGAAGAAAAATTGTCTGAAGAAGAAGCGTTTGAAAAAGAAATACAATATATTCAAAAATACAGAGATGAGGGATATGATATTTTAAATATTTCAGAAGGAGGTAAAGGTAATAAAGGAAACACTCCTTGGAATAAAAATAAAAAAGGAATATATTCAGAAGAACATTTAAAAAAACTATCTATCTCTCATAAGGGACAGGTTGGAGGAATGAAGAACAAAAAACATTCTGAAGAAACAAAAGAGCTTATATCTTTAAAAAACAAAGAAAGAAAAGAGAAGGGTTGGATCAATCCAAGAGGCAAAAGAGTTTATAAATATACTATTGACAATAAACTTTTAGCAGATTATAACTCTTTACATCATGCTGCTGAATGTGAAAATGTTTCTCCTAGTTCTGTAGGAGAGTGGTGTAGAAAAAAAATATTCGCTACGATGGTAGCGGTAGAGCTGTCTCTAGTTCTCTTATATGGAGAAAGAACAAGCCCAAGGTAGGTAATTGGAAGGAAGTGCAGGGATATGAGTGTTGTAATCCTGTTAGTGGATTAAGTAATATAATTACATGTACTACTGTTGATTCTGAAACTATAAATCAAACTAGCATACTTTTTAAACTTTCAGGTTCATGGGGTCAATTACAACTTCTTATAGGAAATAATACTAGTACAACATATGAAGAATTTGTTGAGTTTTTGAATACAAATTTATCTTCTTTTGGAAAGTTTACTTATTCTGCACCAGATCAAATTTGTTTACAAATAGCTTCTGAAGGACCTCTTAAATATGCAGTATCAATTTATCCAATTCCTGGTAGTTATTTTTTAGAAATTATATCATTATAAAAGTAAACAAATAAAATGGCAATTAAATCTTTATTCCCTCAAGAAATGCTAAATAGTTCTTCTGGAGAAATGACATTAGAAAATATAGCTGGAAAGCTTACATATTTTCATGAGCAACTACATCTAATTCATTGGCAAACAAGTAGTTATGCAGAACATCAAGCTGTTGGGGGATTGTACGATTATGTCCATGATTTCAAAGATGGTGTTATAGAGAAGCTTATGGGATATACAGGTAGGAAACCTGGTCCTTATAAGATAGAACCTCTTACAAACTGTACATCCAGTGAATGTGTATCAAATCTTTTGTCTTTCTCATCCTCTTTAAAAAGCTATGCAGAAAGCAATGGATATCACGATATTTCAAATCTTGCTGATGCACTTTCTGGGGAAGCGGCTAAAGTAAAATATTTACTAACTCTGTCTTAATGTATATAATAAAGAAGTATTTTCCTGAGGTGATGGCTGATAATGATGCAGCCTACTTTCAGCATTTTATGGGTCTTGTAGAATCGGTGGATGAGCTTTGTTCTATGGAAATAACTAAAACACCTCATTCTTACCATTTTAGGATAGCAACATCAGCACCCAAATATAATGACATGCTTCTCCAAGAGATATTGAAATTACACAATTTATTCAACATTAGACTCAACTTAAGCAAAAGTATAAAAACCTCAGCAACGATAGTATTTGATATAGAATTAAACTAAAACATATGCCCACATTTATTAAAACTGGCTTTTGGGATAAGCTTATAAATAACAATCCCTCCCAGGCAAAAGCCCCCAAAGGATGGTTCAATTTAGACAGATTTGTAGAGGATAAACTCCCTGCTCCTAAATACAAAGTGTACACAGCACAAATTCTGATGGGTGATGGTAGTGCTACTGTTTTTGAAAATACATTAGGGGTTACAATTACATGGACAGCAACAAGTGGTCAAATAAGTTCAGGAGCAGTTACTGGGCTCATTGGTCAAAATAATGTATATGTTCAAGTTAGTAGTGCTACACCAAGTGGTAATAATATCTACATTGTTAGTGGAGAATTTAGTCCTTCACCTTGGATTGTAAGAGTAGAACAAAATGACAATACAGGTTCTCCTACTAATGAGCAGTATGTATTTGTTGAAATCAGAGTGTATAATTAAAAAATATTTGGAAATATCATTTTAATTATTTATTTTTACTCCCTAAAACCAAAATTTATGTCAGAACAACAAAAACCCTCTTACGATCCAAACAAGAAATACACATGGACTCCTGATGATTCTTTCATCTTGTCTGGTGGAGAATTTGGATTGGTTCTCAATGCTTTAAGAGCTGTTTTAAACACTCAAGAAGCAGCACGTATTTTAATTGCAAATCAAGCAAACACTGTTGTTGAAGGTGCTCTTCAAAGAGCTGTAGAAAACGGGATAGCTGTAGAGCTTCTAGACGAACCTAAATCATAAGTTAACTTCTGTGTCATGAACACAAAAAAAGCTCAGTGGGGAATTAGAAAAGGTAAACGTCAGGTTATAAAAGAACCTGGTGGTAGGAATATAACTTCCTTTTACGAAAATCCATTTACAGGAGCTAGTATGATGGTAGAAAAGGACATTGAGAAAAAAACAAAAGAGAGTCCTCGTAGAGTGTATAAACACAAATATATCACTACTTCAGATGGACAAAGGAAAGAAGTAATGTCTCTTAAAGAAAAAGGAAAAGTATTAAAGAAAGAGACTATAAATGTCCCTAAAGATGTCTTGGAAAAACAAAAAAAAGGCGGTAAAACTATGATGTTAAAAAGAAAAGATGGAAGTGTTTCTCAAAGAGGTCTTTGGGACAATTTGAGGAGCAAAGCAGCTCAGAATAAAAAGACTGGTGCTAAACCTAAAGCTCCTACAACTGCAATGCTTAAACAAGAGCGTAAAATAAAAGCCCAAACAAAGAAAAAGTAATGCCTAGAATAAGAAAAGCTAAAATAGGGGATACAATTCCTGCAATAAAGGGATCAATATCTCCTGTTCCTAATGGGCCTCTTATTAAAAAAACAGGGCAATTCAAAGGATCTACGTTAAGAAATGGTGGTAAATCACCAGCTTGGACAAGAAAAGAAGGTAAGAATCCTGAAGGTGGATTGAACAAAAAAGGTGTAGCTTCTTATAGAGCAGCTAATCCTGGAAGCAAACTTAAGACAGCTGTTACAACAAAACCTTCCAAACTCAAACCTGGAAGTAAATCTGCTAAGAGAAGAAAGTCATTCTGTGCAAGGATGTCAGGAATGAAGAAACGTCTTACATCTGCTAAAACAGCAAACGATCCAAACAGCAGGATCAACAAGAGTTTGAGAAAATGGCATTGTTAGAAAAAAGAAAGAGAGATTGGGGAAGAGTTGCAAAAGTTCCTGATGAGCTGGGGAGATTTAGATGTAGTAAGTGTAGAGAATGGAAAAATCCTTCTGAGTTTAACAAAAACAGACATCAAAAAAGTGGATTAGATTATGCTTGTAGAGAATGCATGAGAGTAGCTACTAGAAAATGGAACCTGCCTGCAAAATATAACATCACATCAGAAAGATTTGATGAGATGTTGAAAGAACAAAATAATAAATGTGCGTGTTGTGGAATAGAGCTTGATACAACAGGTAGACAACATAATAAACCACACGTAGATCATAATCATCTTACTGGAGAAGTTAGAGAAATTCTCTGCGGAAATTGTAACTTAGCTGCTGGTAAGGTAAAAGATAGTTCAGAGATAGCCAAGAAACTGGCTGATTACCTGAGAAAATGGAATTGTTAATTCATAAAATAAAATAAAATGGCAACAGTTAAAAAAGGCAGATTGGTTGCTGCAGGTGTTACAAGCTCTACAAAGAAAGCTCCCAATATTACAGGAGATTGGATAGATGTTCAAAACCGCACCATTGGTAAAATGCAAACAGGCGGTAAAACTCCAAAAGCTAAAGGTGGCAAATGGATACAGAAGGCTATTAAGAAACCTGGAGCTCTTCGTAAACAATTAGGAGCTAAACCTGGAAAGCCTATTCCTGCTAGTAAACTTACAGCTGCTGCTAAGAAGCCTGGGAAACTTGGTCAAAGAGCACGTCTTGCTCAAACATTAAAAAAAATGCATAAAAAATAATAACATGAGAAACATTGCAAAAGCCCAATATGGGATGTCTAGAAAACTTCGTAAGCAATACACAAGCTCTACAAGATGTATAAATCCTGGAGATCCTGGATGTGGCAGAAGTCGTAAATCAGGAATAAAAAGTGATAGACAGTTAAGAAAAGAACAAAATGAACGCACTAAAGAATTGGAACAAAGGTTGAAAGAAAAAGAAATCATGAGGAATGGTATTGTAAAGAGACAGTACATGATGGAAAATGAAAGTTCTGGTCGTCCTGGTAAACGTAGAGGTATAACAGACGATAAGATGTGGAAAGGTGAAAATGTAGCTGGTGGACAAGGTAGTGCTAAAAAAGGTACTAAGCTTAAAGCGGTAAAGCGTCTAACCAAAGCTCAAGGAGGAGCTAAGACACCTAAGGACAGCAGTCTTATCAAACGTTATTCTGGACCTCCTTTTATAAAGCCTAAAAAACCAAAGGCTCAGTATGGTGTGGCTAAAAAATCTTCTAAAAAATAATTTTTAAACAAACATAAAAACAAATACAATGAGAAGGATTGCACAAACAGGAACAAGAGCTCCTAAAGCAAATAGAGCTATTAAAGAAGCTAAAGTAAAAAAAGCCCAAAGAGGCGGTCAATTTGAAGACTATTCAGAAACAAATAGGTATACAGGAAAAGGTTTTCCTGCAAGATTTATGTCAGCAGC